CCCCATCTGACCGAACAAGTTTTGTTTTTCCAGCAGGTATCTCTATATCATTTGATGCGTTATAGGTTCCTTGGAACAAAAGAATTGATCGTGAGCCTGATAAAGCATTTTCAATCCAGAAATATCTTTCTGCGTCATTCGGAGTAATCTGATAAAAAACTGTTCCACCTAAATCACCACCATCGACTATCTTGATAATCCTGTTTCTTCCGTTAGACACAGAACCATTTGTAATAGGAAGAGTGTTTGGTGAACCAGAAGAACCTGTGGCTGCGGCTGTGACAGAAATAAATCCATCAAGAGCTTGGTCTATGAGATCCATATTGGTATTTGTCATAGTTCCCCAAGTGCCTGATCTATCACCCGTGGCTGGTTTTTCTATACCAGTATTAGTTGTGTATGTACTTGTCATTGTCTTATCCTTATGCTGCTATTTCTGTCCACTCTGGTGTTTGGCTTGTTGATTCTGCAACCCAGTTTTGATCTGGTTGAGAAGGCGATATGTTTGCCCACACATTAACATTTCCAACACTACCCGTGGCACTTACACCTGTTACGATTACGTCTACACCGATACCAGCAACAACACTGTTTACATTTGCTGTCCCGTTAACGCCACTCACTGTTACACTTGCAGCACCACTAACAGATGCTACGCTAGTAATAGCTCCTGTAGCATTAACACCAGAGACAACAACAGGGATTGGCTCTCCCCACGTTCCGTCACCCCAAGTGCCTCTGCCCCAGCCAGTGACATTTGCCATCAGACTATCCTAATAACTGCCGTACTTGCGTCATTAGTAGGAAACGTAATTGTAAAATTACCAGCCGTAGCTGTCTTGTCTCCACCAAAATCTAATGCACAAACAGCTTTGTCAGACTGGGATGAGTTATGTATCAAGGCTCCTCTCGCAGTCAGTGTGACATTAGTAAACGTAAGTGTACTAAAACTTGTAAACGCTACAGTACCACTACCATTTGAAGGAGTAACATTTGTTAATGCCCCTCCTTTAGCTGTGTAATTTGTAGATGATACTTCATTTGAACTCGTATACGCAGTTGTAGCAGCATTGATTGTTGCACTACTTGTGTACAAAGCTAATTTAAAAGTATTACCAGAACTGTTTGTAAAGTTATGCGTTCCTGTTAAAAGCTCAGTTTTAAAACTACTGCACATCGCCTGTGTAATAGCCATTATAATTCTCCTATATGTTTGGCTATCTCAGAGTAGCCCAATTTTTCTAAATGAACCTTTACTGTTAAACGATCATTTTTAACAGCTTCATTGATATGAGCGTGGACAACACCTTGAACTACATTTTTAAAAGCTCTAGCTTGCTCACGTATTGCAGGAGGTGCAGAGTCAGCTACATGAATAAGCTTATCTACACACATCTCAGTTATTTGTTCTGATGTATGCCCTCCGTTATCTGAAGTAACAACACCAACATTTCCAATAGATCCTGTGGATAAATTAAACATTAGCTTTCCTGTATTCTTAATTTACCATTACGATACTGATCTTTTGTTAATCTACCTTCGCCTAAATTCTTCAATCGCATTACTGCTTGGTTAAATCTTTCTTTATACTCAGCAAGTATGTCAGGCTCGCCCTTCATAAAAGTATACGCTTCTACAAGAGATCCGTAAAGTAATGCATCTGTAGCGTTTGTGCCTAACCAGGTTGTTGCCCCTGTCGTTATACTTGTTGGCTTCTGTAAGTAATGTATTTCCGCATCATAATTAACATCCGGGGTAGGTCCTAATATAAAATGCGTGGCATCAAACACTGCATAATACTCAGGTCTGCCTCGTGTTGTTGTGGTAGGAAAAGATTCATGTATAAAATTAACATCTTTCGGTATCAAATAATGAACCACATTAGAAGATGTTACAGATAAACTAAAAGGAGCTAAAAAATACTCAGGTAAAGCAAGGTATTTGTTATCCGCGCTTACTCTTCCTGTATCGTTCTGTCTAAAATCAGGAAGATCAACAAGATCCATAATACGATCTTCTGCCTCTGTAATAAAGGTAGGAAGATTTGTGACAAACGTGCTTTCTGTATTATCTGTGTAATCTTGTATAGCTGTTTTTAATGTTGTTAATGTCCAAGCCATATTAATTACCCACTTAATTCAATAGATATTGTTACTGTTCCTACTTCCCCTGTCATTCCCATAGCCCCATTGCCTACAGGAGGTTCTCCACCATCACCGACAGGCTCCCAACCAAAGAAATCTCTGCTTGCTTGTATTCCTTGATCAGGTCTAGGATCATACAAAGCTTCTGGATCAAAAACTCTAACTTTTCCCAAACTGTTTTGAGGTTGATCTGGGTCATAAACATCCCTACCAACTCTCATACCAGTTCTCACACCATTACTTACCTCATAAATAAGCTCATTAAGAGGATACCTAAACCCGGTTTTATCACAAAAACCAAAAGCTCTTGATCCTTTTGTATAAGGTCTACTCATGACGTAAAGTAATCCGCTAATGGAACAAAAGCTAAAGGAGCTTTTTCCCTATCTTCAGACGCTGCTAACTCAAACTGCTCTTCATAAACAGCCTTTAAAACAGGTATCCTTTGCTCTGCTTCTGGTTTTTTCATAGCTATATAATAAGCTAAACCTGCAACCATAGCAGGTAAAAATCTTGCTGGAATATCAGCAGTGTTGTCTCCTTGAGAACCTGTATCTTGAACTCTCCTTAATCTCCAATACCTGATAAAGTCTCCGTTGTATGTTGCGCTTGGCACAGGCCATAAATACACAACAGGAGCATCTCTTTGTCTGTCTATATAAATCTGTGTTGGCCTTGCTTGACTTAACTTAGATGGTATTTGAGAATAAGTTGTAGAAGAAATTCTTGCCAAATTAAAATCTGATTGATTGGATGTTCCTGAATTAGATCTTAAAACATGATCAATTAAATCAATTGTATCGGCTGGCAACGTGTACGCGAATGTTCCTTGTACAAGAGTTACAGAACCTTCTTCAACAGTCCAGAGATTAATACCTCTGTTTGCCCACTCAAGACACATAAGGTTAAGGCTACGCCTAGCTGTTTTAAGGTCATAGCCAGACCTCATCTCTAAGCCAGCCCGTTCAAAAGACTCCTCACAAATTTCATTAATATCAAGATTAAATGTTGCCGTATTACTTGTTGTCATTTAACAACCTTTATTAACTTATTTCGCGTTGGCCTCTTTGTCTTCTTTGACCCATTGATATAGGAGCAGCAGTTTGATTGCTATCTGACATAGCCTTTACCATTGATGCTCTTATTCTTGGATCTTGACTCATTTGTTTAAGATCTTCAACAAGGCCACCACCTTGCATCTTCATAGGGCAACCAACTTTTCCACCCTTCTTCATTTTTCCAACACCATCGTTGGCGTAAAAAGGAACGCTTTTTCCGTTCCTATCTACCATTTTTAACTTACCACCATCTTTCATTTTCTTTACTTTACCGCCATACATCATCTTATTAGGTGGTCTACCAACCTTGCTTCCGTAAGTTCCTTTACCCATCGGCATTTACTTTCTCCTATTTTCAAATAATCTGTCGAGTTTTTTATCCATCTTGTCTAATTGTGCGAGTACCCTTGAAACATCAGTATCAAGATCTCGTTTAGTAGCGAAATCACGGACAGTTTCTTCTCTTGTTTTGTTAAGAAGAACGTCTATCCGTTTGATTTCTGTAGCCATTGCTCTACCCCAGTATACAACAGGTCCGACCAAAATGGTTAATATAACATTCCAAAGTATAACCGGGTCTGTATCCACAAAAATTATCCTTCATAAAATACAGTTAAGCTTACTAAGTTTGTTTGCGTATACACAACATATGCTCCAGCAGATCCCACAATACCACCATCAGGTATATCTGGATAAACTGTATCGTCTACATTGTTAGCATCAAACTTATAGATTATTGATCCCGTTGCACCCGTAGTTCTTACTTCAACAGCACCACCTGTGGTGTTACCTACAAATTGTAACCCACGAAGCCTCACACGATTGACTGTAACTTGTGCCGCCACAGCCGTACCTGTTCCTGCTTCTACATTACCTGTAGTTGCACCAGAACACGCTATCTGTGTTATTGTTGTAAAGTAGCTAGTGCCTGTAGCAACACCAGCGTTAGCACCCGTTATCGCCTCTGTTTGGGCGTTACCTGCTTCATCAGTTCCCGTAACTGTAAACGTGTCACCACGATCATCACCTGCACTCGTAATAATAACATTACGTGCATCAGTTAAAGTAACAGACCCACCATCAGCTAAAGCTCCACCAATAGTTAAGTTTCCTGCTTCAGATAACGTAGCCGCAACAGATATCCCATTATCATCGGATGCTACTGGGGCTATGTATCGGGCTTGTACATCATTTCCTGACATATCTCACTCCTTTGTAAGTTGCTAAAATAATTATCCTACTGTAGCAACAGGAGTAGAAGCAGAAGATACTGTCCAAATTTGTTTAGTACCATTGTCCGTGACGCATTCTATTCTGCAACGTCCACCAATTCCAGTGTTAGCAACAAAAGTAAAAGTATCACCTGAATTTGTAATAACAGGATTAGCTGCTGTGCCAGCCGCCAACTGTGTCTGCCCTAAAAATGTACTACCCGTTGCTGTCGGAATAACAATAGTAGTTGTTTTACCAGAAGCAACTGCTGTGGTAACAACAAAGTCAAAATACGCACCTGTGTTAGCACTTGAAGCCGCAGGTATATTAATAACATTGTTTTGTGTTCCGTGGATGTTAACAATACTGCCTGATTGGGCAATTGTTAAAGCATCAGTGACAGCACCAGAAGCTTCCCAAGTTGTAATTACAGGTCTGCGAGCAGTAAGCGTTGAAGATGTTGCTATAGATGCAGTAGATGAAATAGCACCAGTAGATGAAATAGTAATATTGTCAGTAAAAGCACCAGTAGAGGCACTCTTAGTAACACCAATGAAACCATTTTCTGAACGGACTGGTCCGTTAAAAGTTGTATTAGCCATATGAATCTCCTGTCTCGGCTAGTGTCAGTCACCCAATGCGACTGTCAGGATATTAGTTTTTATATAATATATTAAAAAAGGGGGGCTGTGAAGCCCCCCCTTAAAAAGACCTGATCAAGAAGAACCAGGTGAGCCATAAATGCCCAGAGGATCAGATACGCCAAAGCTATATCTTTCTCTTGCTTTATAACGAACATTACCCGTATCAAAATCTCCATCCATCATTGTGGTTAGAGGAGTACGAGAAAAGTATTTCATTCCATTAGGAACATCAGTTGTTAGGAACCAAGCATTTGAATCAGTCAAATAATGGTTTACTGAGTATCCACCAGGAATTGTTCCGTTATTGTTAATAGCATTAATGTCGTTGTCAGCAGTAGCAGTACGACCAGTCGTATCTAATATGCGTGTTGCAACAAACATTAAATCAGCAGGAACAATCAGCTTCTGTGGGCGAGCAGCGATCAAAAGACCTCTCTCGTCTACATATGCTGCGATTGAAATAACAGCCGCTTCAAGACTTGTTTCATTCAAATCAGCACCAGCACCAGGTCTGTTGGCATTTACGCCACCTGCTACTGTTGGGTGAGATGCATTAAACAATGTTACACCATCGCCACTTTGGTAAGTGTCGAATCCTGTGTTAAGCAAAGCTGCTGCTTTAGTCTGCTTTGTATAAGCCATAGCTCTTGCAAGGGCTTTTGTATAACGGGCAGAAAGAGAATCATAAAGATTATCTTCCATTGCTTCTTCCGTAATAGAGAAACCTGTTGCAATAGTTTCGTGATTATACCTAGCTGTAAAACTTTCTTGTGCTGTATCATAAGCAATACTTGCACCCTCTTGTTTTACTGGAGCTGCACCAAAGCCTGAGAGTTTTACTTCTTCCTCGAATGAACGATCAGAAGATTCTGTCTCATATATTTCTGCATGTTCGTCTTCGTACTTTTCGTACTCCAAACCAAACAATGCATTAAGACCTGGTAACAGTTCCTTGAGGAGTTGTGAGCGTGAAATAGCCATAGGTCAATTCCTCCTTACGCTGCACTTGGTGCTGCGGCAGTAGAGCCACTAGCAATAAGTGAAAGTTGATGACCAGCGTTAAAGCGACAAACCATAATTGGGAAAGCCGTTCCATACTCATCTCCGTTATAACCACCAAGCCAATCAACAATACGCAAAGGAAGCGTATTAGTTGTTGCGGCTGTGCTTATGTCTAAAGAAACACGAGAAATGCTGAGATCAGCATTTGAAGCTCCTTGAACAAGAGCAGCATTCGCTGCGAGGTCATCATTGTTTACAGTAGCATCTGCTTGAATAGCAAACAAAGCTGCTGGATCATCGACCACAAAAGCCATACCTTCAGTGTTAGCAGCACCTGACCACTGTTGACTGAAAGTTAATTGTTTTGAATTGAGATCAATGAATTGACATCCAAGAAAAATACCGATTGGCGTAGCTGTTGTTGTGCCAGTATCTTTTTGAATGGTTGTTGTTGCACCTGCATCAGTGAGTTTTACAACATCACCATAGCAGATACGAGTAGACTCTGAAGAAAGGATTGGATAAGCACGAGTTTCCACAGTGCCTCCACCAAGTCTTCCTATAGGTCTAAGCCCAAAAGGGGCAGCAGTTGCAGTCATAGCAACCTCCTATGTATCGAGTTAAAATAAAAATCCTAAAAGACTATCCTTTAGGACCACCTTTTCCAAAGGAAACACGACTGTCACTTTCTGTAAATAGTGGCATTCTTGAATCACTTTGCTTCATAAAGTTTTTATCGACACCTTCCATTTGGGTAGCTGCTTTTTCTCTGTGATATTCATCTCTTTGGTCCATACGCTCTTTCGCTGTGCGACAGAGAAGTAATCCACCAACTTCGATGTTACCAGAAAATTGTGAGTTTATATCACTTTGCAGTTTCAATTCAGGATGATCCTCTGCCTTAACAGGTTCCCACCCTTCACGAAATCTCATAGATGCATTTCTATTATCGGCATTGCCCATAATAGATGTTCTCACCCACCTGTAAACATATCCCGGTACGGGAGTTGGATCAGGTAGGATAGATGGAGGTGTCCAGGATTTGCTTCGCTCTTCCGTTTCACGGGTAAAAGCGGTTCTGTCATTACGCTCTTTGGGCATTTGCTTGTTCCTTTATCATTTGGTTAGCATATTGTTCATTGGTTATGCCCAAGCGTTTAGCAAGCTGGACTTGTGTTTTAGTAAGCTTGATGTTGCGTGGAGCCTTAGAGTTTCCTCTTTTTGTTGAAGCAACCACGGATGCAGCTTTCTTAGCTGTTTTTACAGGTTCTTCCTGTAAGCTCTCGTCAGTTTCAAAAAAATCAGGAAACACTTCTCGAAGTCTTCCATCAATACGTTCATAGTATTCATCAGAGCGAGGGTCTATATTCTCGGAACGAATTAATTTTTCATGAAGGCCATAAGCAAATGCAGTCATTTCCTCATCTCCTTCTCTTTGAAACCATTTATTATTTTCTAACCATTTAGCAGCTTTCGGATCAACTTGAGGTTGTTGCGAAGCAGTGTTTTGTTGAACAGGTTGCTGAACAGCTTGTTCAACAGGTTGTTGTTTTTGAAAAGAAAGCTCATTTAACTTTCTTTCTTCGTATGTTGAGGCAGCAAGTTTCTTTTGTGCCTCTAGCATTTTTGCGGAATCACCTTGATCGTAGGCATCCTGGTATTCTTTTTCTATAGCAATTAAATCACTCGCTACTTTCTTTTTGCTAACATCTTGAAGAACATTGTTCCCGTCTTGTAAAAGTTTTTTTAATCTTTCGTTTTCTTGCTTTTGACTGTTAGCAAATTGTATAGCTTCTTCTTTCATTCTTTCCGCAGACTCTTTAGCTCTGCGTTGATCATGATAATCAAACTTTAATTTTTTTATACGGCTTTGTACTTTTTTGCCATAGTTCCCTAAATCATCTTCATCGTTAGAATCTTCAACGAAAGGAGCATCTTCTTCTGGAGTGTCATCAACAATTTCTAATTCTATTTCTTCTTCTTTTTCTTTATCTATCATACCCTTGAATACCCCCGTGGATCATCGACAACAGCTTCAACATTATCATCATTGATAAGGCGGAACTCTTCTCCTTCAATTTTAAATCTTGTTCCTTGAAATGCTCTAATTAAAATAAAATCTCCCTCTTTACAGTAAGGTCCATTAGGAAATTTTTCTTTATCTTTATAGCAATCAGGTCCAAGACTTATAACAAAACCCACAACTGTAGACATTGATTCAGTTTCAAGAATGTTATCAGGCTTAATAATGCCGCCATCAGTTTTTTCTTCTATATGGGGAAGCCCAACAAGGATTTTGTATCCAGATGGCACAGGGCGTTTGCGAGGGGTAGATGGTTGTTCTTTTTCTAATTTATGTACTGTCATAAATACTCTCGTAGCGCAGGGGAACTCCCCAGTGTGCGTAGATTTAGGCTCTACGTTTACCTTTACATCTTGTGAATTTTATCAGCAAGATCTAATACTTCACGTTCCATAATTGCTAAACCTTCTATCCTACCTACAAGTCTTTGATAATCCTCAAAGTTTTTTGCTCCACCAGTAGAAAGATGGTCTGCACCTTCATTCATATACTCTCTAATTTTTCCTACTAAAACATCAAAAACACTTTTATTCTCCATTTATTCCCCTCTAAGATTGTTTAGTCAAGTTATTGTTATCTTTTTTTAAAGATTCTTGTATTCCTTTTGCGACCTCAATACCTATCTTTGTACCCTCGATAGCTTCTTTCTTTGTTAAAGCACTTTCTTTTAAGGCTTGATCTATATTCTTTTCTGCTATGCTTGCGCCTATTTTTGTTCCTTCTATTTCTTGCATAACTTTAAGTTTTTCTTGATCCATGCTTTGTTTCATTAAGGCTTTTTCCATATCAGCCATAATTTTGTTTTTAGATTCTTGATCTTTTCTAGCAATATCAGCTTGTTGCAATTGAAGCTCTTGCATTCTTAATTGCATTTCTGGATCTTGAGCTTTTTGAATATTCTGTTGTGCTTGTGCTTCCGCAACATCTTTCTGTAAGAGTTTAACAGCAGCTTCAGAAACAAGTGTAGAAAGTTTCTTTTCAATATCTTTTGGAATCTCTTCACCATAAGGTGGAAGTTCAGCACCAAGTTGTTTTTCAATCTCATCTCTATAAGCAAAAGCAAGATGCTCTCGTATATGGGCTTCTGTTGCCATCTGAATAGCTTTTGCAGAAGGAGATTGCCCAATAATCTGTAAGATCTTTGGATCTTGCATAGCTGTCATATGCACTGTGATATGTGCCTGATGATCTTGGTATTCAAAGGCTTTTACAGGTTTCATGTTAATGAGATGCATGTTTTCAGTAGACGGATCGTCAGGTTTGATGTCATTTGTTGTAGGAATAATCTTATCAACGTCTTTAATTCCCAGAGTTTCAAGCATTTGCCTATGTAAAACAGGCAGGTCATACATCTGGGGGGCTTGAGCAGCAAGCTGTAGGGCTGATTGGTACTGTGTAATTCTTTGAGACATTGTTGAAGCGTTGGGATCGCTAACAGGAATGATATCTACCCTGTTGTCAAAGTCTTCTTTTCTACTTGCTTGCTCTCCAAACTCATAATCATATTCATCAGGCATATAATCTTTAATAATTCTACCAAGAATACGAAACTCTGTCCTTAACCCGGCATGAAGTCTTGCTTGAGCAGCAGAAACCACCTTCATGGAGCGTTCCATGATAGCCAGAGTTGTGCCAACAGGAGCATCTGTTTTCATATCAGCGACTTGCATATCAGGAATCGCTGCGTACTTCCTTGCTTCTTCAACAATAGTTTGCATTAAAGCGAACAATGTTTGAGAAGGTTCTTTGTAAGGAAGGAAGGTTATATTGTCTCGAATAGCTCCACCTGGCACATCAACATCTCTAAACTCCCCAGGTGATATCGGACTATCATCTCCCTTTATACGCAGACCACGCGATTTTAGACCAGCAGGGAGATTGGCGAGCGTTCCAGCGTCTACTAATTGTCTAAGAATGGATGTGGCTGATTTCGCCATACCGCCAATCATATGAACCAGACCTAATCCGTAAAAACCTAGACCTGGCATAAACTTATAATGCACAAAATGTTCAACACGCATTTTTTTAGGGTCATCTTCTACCCAATTCCTGCGAATAGAAAGCACAACACCTGATGATTTGTCTATAGTGATAACATAAGGCAGAGCAATACCAGTAGGTTCTCCGTCTTTTGTGTCCTCATCTCCAGAAATTTCCATATTTACATGCATTTCAAGTAAAGTATGGCGATCATCGTAATCTACTGTAGGGTCTTCCCCTTGAATATCATCGTATGCTTTTTGTATTTGACTGTAATCTGGCTCTGGATTGGCTAATTCTATGTTTCTGTAGAATCCCATGACCTGTAGTTTGCGTACTTCATTATATGTTTTCTTCATAATGTGCGTAAATCGCCCACATGTGCGTAGATCTGACGCTCCATAAGACACTATAAGGTCTTCGGCAGGAACAAACACTGAATCTGGGCGATCCATATCGGGATCATAGTATACTTTTTTGAAAGCACTTCCTGCCAGGGGGAGGTTGAACAACATCTGTTCATGCTCGGCACGATAGTTTGTCATGACTTCCGTAATCTGGTAGTTCATTTCTTGTTCTACACGATGAGCTTGTCTTTCAACTTCAGAATTAATAGGACCTAGTATCTGTGTTCTTACGGGACCAGCCGCAGGGAAGGTTTCCATAATAGAATGTGCCTGAAATCGAATTACAGACTCGGTTAATACTGGGTGAAAGACTCCACATGCACCATTCCAAGGCTGTGAACGCTCTTCAATTTCAAGTCCAAGGAGTTTTAATCCCTTTGTGTAAGTAAGCTCCCATTCTTTACGGGAGCCTTTGTCAGACATGTATTGTGCCATAAGCTCTGAGGATATTTCTTGTAATTCAGAATCATCCATTTGATCTGCAAGATTGGCTCCATGAGAAAAATCACCTTCTTGTTCTTCTTCTCCCCCTGTAAAATCTATCATAACACCACCATCTTCTGTCTCTACTGAAACAGCATCAGGGTTTAGAATAGAAATTTCTAAAGATTCCCCTTCCTCTTCCTTTTCTTCCCCTTGAATCTGGGGAAACGATTTTACTATAGCCATAATCTAATCCTTAATAATAAGAGGCTTGCCTTGGATAATACTCTTGATCTTCTTCATCGCTTTCTGCTTTAACAAATCCACCTTGTCTAAATCTCATAATTGCCTGTGTTGTGCAATCCACAAGATCATCATGATCCCCGGAGGGAAAAGATGCAAATTGTTCAACAACTTCTTCTGCCCATTTTGTCTCAGGACACCATATCACTCCAGATGAAAAAAGATCTGAAACTGCATTGACTCTGGATATCTTATCATTTCCTCGGCTTGGAGTAAACTCACTTACAGGAATACCCATTTGCCGCAGTTCAAATATCAGAGGAATGCCTGTTGCCTTTGCTTCTACAATAAAAGCATCGGGTTGCCATTGATGATAATACTCATAGGCTATTTTTTTTAGATCTGGAAACTCTAGCCTTTCTTGATAGGCATCTAAAAGTATTAATTCTTGATTGTTAGTTTCTTCATTAAGAAAGACACCCCATGTGGTACAGGCTGAAAAATCAGATCTTTGTGTTTTAAGAAAGGCTGTGTCCCAAGATTGAATAATAAAATCACATAGAGGGGGATTTTCATCTTTCCATATTTTCCACCACTCTCTTTTAACAATAGCTCCCTCTTCTGAGGTTGGGTCTTGTTGATACTGGGCTTGCCATTTAGGAATAGGCAGTTCATTTTTTAATGTAACTAATTCTTGTTCTGACCAAAACTCAGGCCATAGGGGTCTTCCTGAAGGCATCAGGGCAGGAAACTCTATAATCTCCCATTCATCAGAACCTTTTCTTTGTATAGAAGATTTTAATATTTGCCCGGTTAGATCTCTTTTGTGCCATCGTGTCATGACAATACAGATAGCCCCACCTGGCTGTAATCTCTGCCGAGGACCTGATGTGTACCATTCAAATACTTTATCAAAAACTTCTGGATTGTACGCCCCTACTTGGGCTTCTTGTTCGGAATGGGGATCATCAATAATAAGAAGATCCGCACCTTTACCTGTTACAGCACCGCCTACCCCAATAGAGAAGTAGTCTCCTCCTTTGTTAGTGTTCCAACGCCCAGCAGCTTTTGAATCTGATCTTAGGGATACATTTGGAAATACATTAGTAAAGACCTCATCTTGAAATAAGTTTCTTACTTTACGCCCGAACCCTGTGGCTAACTCCGCAGTGTGTGCCGTTTGGATAATTTTTTTTTCTGGATATTTACCTAGAAACCAAGCAGGAAGGAGGTATGAAGCAAACTCTGATTTGGTGTGTCGGGGTGGCATATTAATAATAAGGCGTTTTATTTCTCCTTTGGCAATCTTTTCAAAAGATTCTCCCATTATTTTATGATGTCTTCCCTCAATAAAGGAAGGCCACACAGATTTTACGAAATGCATAAATGATTCGTTAGATAGTCTTGCCAACCTTGCTTTGATTAGTTTCCTATACTTTTCTTCAAAATATTTTCTGTTTTCTTCTGGAATACTATTAATAATTTGATTAAAGTTTAGTTTATCAAAACTTTCCATTACTTTTTTAAATCATCTAAAATAATTTCTGGAGATAATGAAAATTTATTTTTCATTCTTGCTAAGAAGCTTTCCCTGGTTTCTGTGGGTGGGGAGGAGTGCTTATCTCTATTTAGGTATTTAATTTTGCTTTTATCATGTTTTACGTAAACAACATCCATACATCACCCCATCAACATTGAGCTTTTATTTGGATACCCATTAGGACCACAAGTAAGCTTGCTTGTTACCTTGGACATTGTGCCAAGAGATTTTTTGGGTATATTAAGATTCATGTGCCAATATCCTTTCCCATAGGTCTTAGGGCTATTTGGATTAGTATCTGGTACAGGAAAACCTGTAACTGTTTGTCTTCGTACAACACCAGCTTGCTTTAATATGCTGCCAACAGTTCCTGTTGTAACATCTGTTGCGGCTGCAATTATCTTATATGTATTGCCATTCTCATAAAGAGAAACAATCTTTTGCCTAATAGAAGGGATTACTTTTTTTCTTATTCGTAATTTTTTCATACACACCATAGCGTAAAGATATAAGTACCACACTATAATGTAATAAAAAAACTAAATCAAGCATTGCCCTTTTTGCACATGAATTTAAAGGGGGTTTTGTTTTGTAGCTCTACAAAAAGTCCTTTATCTTTATCGTTAAAATTGTGCCAGACGAAAACCCTTTGGATAGGGGATTTTCAGAAATAAAAATAAGGCGAAACTTTTTTCAAAATTTGACAAGAGTTTCACCTTAACTCCACAAGAGGTAGGTATTGCCCCGTTTTCTGTCATTTTTTATGTGGGATTTTTCAGAAAAAAATAAAATAAGAAACTCCACAGATCTTAACAATTAAGATTGTGCCAAAAGGAATTAGCCCAAACTTGACTTTCACACAAAAGTATGATACTAAAGTAAGTTATCTATAGGTACTTAGTGTACTCCTCCTAATAAGATACCTAGAAGGGTTGTAGTTAATAAACTTTTTATTCCCTTTCAAGTTTAATTAACTCCCCTTCAAAGGGATCATCAGCCCACCAAAGGGCTGATATATACACCATTCACATATAAAAATATGATCTAAAGCCAAAGCTACGTGTAAACACTTCTTGGCACACCCTATATACCAGGTAACCCAATAATACTTTTCAAAAATTTAAAATATTATTTTTTTTGGCACTTTATTTTAAAGGGGGGGTATTTAAAATGGAGGGGGTTGTTTGAGCATAAGCCTCTGTTTATCACACAGACAGCTACGCCCTAAATATAATATAGGGGGCGGGGGGGCTTAAAAGAAGAAGAAGAAGAAGTAAGTAATAATGACAGCCTACGGCTGACTTCATATTAGGAAAATTTGAAAAATTTTTGGCAAAAAAAAGCCCCTAGCTTTGACACTAGGGGCAAAAAGTTTAATTGGTTTGCTACGCTTGTTTTGCTTCTGGCACTTCTGCTGCTTTTGGTGCTTTAGGTGTCACCTCCAATCTGTCGGTTTGAATTTTAGTAACTATGTTAAAGACTGTTTGCAAGTCTATATCGTTCAACGTATCTAAAAGATTTGTTATCACCTTTAGTATTTCTTGACTTGAATTTTCAGTTTTCAAGGCAGTCTCTCGAATTGCTTGTGGAACTTGTGAGAGATTGTTTTTTGCTGTTTCTACTTGCCTTACTTTCTTTGCTTTAAGTGATTTTTTAGTCACTGGCTTTGGAAACATTTTTAAATGCGTATCACGAATTGCTTGGATGTATTGTGTATATGTCATGTTTGCACTGTCTACCTTACCTTTATTCTTTGTGATTTCGCTAAGGCGTTTAATTGCTAACGTGTATTTTTTTGCAGTGTCTTCATGGTTAAATAATGGCAACATGTTGATAGTTAACCATGTGTTAAGTGCCTTGCCTTTATTGTTTTGCACTTCGTCACATTTAGACACTGTATTAATAAGACTAATCGAATGTGTAGTCGTGTCCGCTATAGCAGTATTAATCTTTTTGATAAGGCTCTTAGCTGTTCTAACATTAAATTTAGTATTACTCATGTTATTCTCACTTTCAAATTAAGTTACTGTTTATGCTACCCATGATTGCGTAACATGATTATATCATACTAGGCTATAGTCATAATGTCAAACTTAATCGTGTTTTCGGATTGAATCCCAAAACTTGCCCTGGTTTCGACTCAGGCCTACGCCATATTAACAAGAGACGCAAAAAGCATCAGGATAAGATTTGATATATGAGGGAGGGAGAGAGAGGAGGCTTGTATTGCACCAACAACCACTCTTATCGCCTATGACCTTATCCAAAACTTATCCAGATATTACCCATTAGTATATAACTAACAGTGGCTCACAAGCTGAGTGTTTCTGATGTTTTAAGTATGATTAGTGTCTATGATATATTTGTACCATGAGGATAAGTATTAATGGGTTATGTTATCCTTCCCTATATGTATAAGGTACTAAGGATAATCTCTCCGCGATTTAGGATTAACAGTGGCGTATAACCTGGCTATGTATCGGAAAAAAATACTTCATTACGTCTATTGACTATTGTCATCTTATGTGTTATAATGGTTACATTAAACAAGCAATACTCAATACTATAATATACTTACTATACTACTACAGGTTCTCGGATTCAATCCCAAAACGTAAGGAGGTTTAAGATGGATAAAAAATATAGACTACAAAACATTGTAGAGAAAGTAAGACGGAGGCGAGCCAATAGAGGTGACAACAATCTTGATTGGCTGCTTCAAAAAGAAAAAGAGATCATATACTTTAGTGACAGCAACCCTCACAACATATCAATCACTGATGATGATAAAGACTATTTCAATTCATTGATTCCTGCATACAGTAAAGATGAAACCCCTACGCAAATGCATGATGTAACGATAAAGAATTGGCAAGGTGATGCAAAGCTAATTAGTGATTCACTCATACAAGGGAATCCGAATATGACATCAGAAGAAGTACACACAATGACGCGGATTGCATTATCTGCGATGAACGGGAGTTGATTATGATTAAACAAATACGGGATATGATTGCACTGCTTGCACTCTGTGGGATGTCATGGATGTGGGTGGAAGTTATAGGTGGGTTGGTAAGTTGACGTACAAATACACACCATCAAAACCATTTACAGGTAAGGTGAACTTGGTTCGGAGCTTCAAGTGGAACGGCAAGATTGTGTGCATATACAAAGGGAGATCAAAGAATGACAGCAGACGCAACAGAGGTAAGGGAATCTACTTTATATCCACAAGTCTATACCATAAAGACGCTATCCAATTTGCTCTAGACAAATGGAATGTATGCCAAAAGATCAACACTAAATCAGGTATGCCTGTAAGAGGGGATAACGGATGCCTAGTTCTATACGATTCTATACTAAGCAAAGACCTAACAGATACTAATGCTAATATACCACTATTTACTATTGCTACGACTTAGATACTAAGACACAGCAAACCTATTGAGCATAGCTCCTATGTTTACATAGTATTGGAATGCAGTGGACAAGTATTGTTTAGTTTACAGAGAAGCCCCACTTGGCAAGATCATCTTTTAACTCTTGCTCAAGCTGCTTTTCTGAGACAGTTTCATCTTTGGTGATGACCTTCTCGGTATACAATCCGATGGTCTGACCTAAAAGTTGAAGGGCTTTGGCACGATTAGGGGCAGGTTCCTCTTTATCGAAAGCTATATCTCTAAGCTCTTGGACAATCTCGGATTTTAATTGATCCTCTTTATCAAGAGAGCGTTTAAGATGACGAGTCTTTAGCTTTTCTCGCTTGTCTCTTATGCTTTGGGCTAATCTTTTAATAGTCTCAGTAGACGCAAGTTTAGAAGCCTTAACATATGTAGAGTTTTTTGTAGCCCCACTAGCAGTTTTCTCAACAAGATACCCTGCCTTCTCATATGCCTTGATAAGAACAGGAGGGTTTTCATCTGCTATTAACTCTGCAAACATTTTTTGTTTAGGTGTCATAATCTATTTATACCAAAACAAAATACAAAAACCAATTTATTTTTAACAGTTAACTTAACCTGGTTTTGGGATTGAATCCTAAAACACAACCAAAAGGAGTAACACATCATGACTAAAGGAACCTTCACTTTCGCTACTGGCGAAAAATATGTTGGAGAATATAAAGACAACAAATACCACGGGCAAGGAACCATGACTTGGCCTAAGGGCGACAAATATGTTGGGGAATGGAAAGACGGCAAATTCCACGGTCAAGGAGCCGTCACTCATGCTGATGGCGGTAAATTTGTAGGGGAATGGCAAGACGACAAAATCCACGGGCAAGGAACCGTCACTCTTGCTAATGGTAAAAAATATTTTGGTGAATGGAAAGACGGCAAATGTCAATGGCTAGGGCAGATAGCTACGAATTAATTAATTAACAACAGGAGAATCACTATGAATAAATTTATTATCGTTACATTAACAGCAACAGGACTCGCACTAATACTCGCATCACTCACCTATATCTCTAGGGATTTAGGTAATGGAGTGCTTGGCTGCCTAGCAGTAGGCGTACTGATGGCAGTCGGACCTTACGCAACACATAAATACTTTGGAGGATAACATGAAAAATATACATACAAGCATTACTAAAGAGCGACTGCACAATGCAGTAGAAGAACAAATCTACGGCACGGAAAATCCAGGGTTTTGCATATCGTGTGGATCTGATCACGATGGCTGCGAACCTGATGCAAGAGAATACCCGTGCTACGAGTGCGGTAAGAAGAAGGTATTTGCAGCAGAAGAATTGATGATGATGATCATCTAAATCACACAAGTAATATGTAACAAATAGAAAGGAGAATACTATGGAAGAACTAAAGGAATATCACGAACCAATATCAGAAGGTGATGTTGTGCCATTCATAGCATCAATTTGGTACGAGCATTTACCTGAAGGAGAATCAATTTGGTACGAGCATTTACCTGAAGGAGAAGATGATGACAAACGTATGCTTTGAATTATGCTTACAACAAACTAAGAAACGAGATAGCAACAATATGAATGATAGCAGTGAATTTAATACTAACAATTACGCTACTAGTGAAGAGAAAAAAGCTTTGAAAGAAATATGTTTTTCTTTTGATAAGGGATTTTACAGCAACGGAGTATTCACCTTGCGTATAGCTCAACTTGAATATTCTGGACCTAGATACATTGTATCAAGAGATGAAGATTATGGATTCGCTGATAGGGAGCTATGGGAATTTCAAGATTTCGATTCAGCGTTAGAGTTTTTAAGAGATAACTTATGTTCAGTATCCGATGTTGTTCTTACTTGGAATTGGATACCGTAAAGAGACACTACAATAATAACAATACAACATAGGAGGAGAGAACTATGGCTAAAAAACTTATATACGATTTATCTAAACTTGATGACGATACAAGATTGCAAATCATGCTTGGATCATGGGGAAAGGGTTTCTTCTTTGATTGGTTCACAAGATTTCCCACTCGGCTGGGTGGCATATCACAAGATGCAAAGACAATTAAAGGTGAAGTGTTAGGTTTTCTAACATTAGTTGCTTATTTCTCGGCGGCAAAAGAATCTGGTGTGAACCTATGTCCATTACATGAACTCGCAGGATGTGCCGAAGACTGCTTGAAAGAAGCAGGGCGAGGGAAGTTTGCAACTGTTAAGATGTCTCGATTGCAACGCACTCTGTTCATGCTTCAGTATCCTGAAGAGTTTAAGAAGCTTCTGTACAAGGAGATACGCAGATTAGAACGTGCAGCCAAGAGGAAAAACCTTGTACCTGCTGTTAGGATTAATGGCACATCAGATATTTATTGGGAGAATAAGTTACCAGAATTATTTACGGATTTTTCACACATACAATTCTATGATTACACCAAAGTACCCAACAGAAAAGTGCCTAAGAATTATCACTTAACATTTAGTTATTCTGGTGTACCTGGGTATCAGAAGGTTGTCAGTAAAGCACTGAAGAATAACTTCAACATGGCTGTTGTCTTCGACAAGAAAGAGAACATACCCAAGACCTTTATGGGCAAACGGGTTGTCTCTGGAGATGAGAGCGATCTTCGTTTCAAAGATCCTGCTAACTCTGTAGTAGCATTGTATGCCAAGGGCAGTGCCGTCAATAATACTAACGGATTCGTTGTTCGACCTAACGGCACATCTAACTAAACATATAACCAAAGGAGAGACACATGGAAAAGACATGGCTTGAGACACATAACAACAACCTAGAACAAATGAAAAAAGCATTTGATAAAATGGAAGTTAAGCCAGAAGAAATAAAAGCTAATAACACGCAAGTTGAGAATCAATTAAAGGAACTACAAGAAATCATTAACTCAAATGGAGAAAAGTAATGGGATTATTTTCATTCTTAGATGCACACAATAACAAATCCATTCCAGTAGATAGCCAAGTAAGTGTTCACCTTCCTAGTGATTGGCCTGATTCCACGCCAAAGAAATTCTTAGAAGAGAATGAACAGTATGGGAACTTGTTTTTACTTAATCAGATACAAGGTCTTTATGATGGGTATGGAAGGATACATATTGAAGGAATAGATCCACTTGATGTTTATGCCATATTGTACGTTATGAATTTTGCATCCTTAAAATTACCTGAC